CTTCAAAATCATATTACAGACGGTTTAAACGGTTAGTGATGTATTCCTGAATCTTTTTTGAATTCGCGCTTCCAGCACTGCGGAAACGCCAATGAATTGCCGCTTGGGCATGGTGAAGCCCTGCCCTCGGCCAGCTTTTAGCCCTTCGTTGTGTACGCGCTCATATTCGAGCGGAAACACAAAGTCAATCGAGTCGCCAGCTTTGCGCCCTTTCAGTGCGTGGCCTTTCATCGTGCTGGTTTTCACCAGCAGGGCACGCTGCGGGCTTTCGGGTTTCTTTCGTGGAGTCCAGGGCTGAAACACCTGGTCGGTGAATCCTCCCATGCGGAAGTTCTCGGCCCACATGCGTTCAGCCTCCACGGCTACGATGTCGCGCAGAATGTCATCTTCAAGCCTTGGCAGGTTGCGTATGACCTGCCGTAGATATTGCGGAGGCGTCATATAGTGCTGGTTATGGAGTGGAGTTGATAAATGTATTCGCCCTCAGCTACGCGCACTTGCCGGATGTTGAGGTAAAACACTTCGCCTATGAGATCAAGCGCGTAGTGGACAAATTTTGTCCAATTCGGGTGCTCTGGGCTGTTGCTCAATGTTTCGCCTGCTGCCTTTAGTTCCGGCAGGATCAGCTTGAAGGCAGTGAGCAGGTTGTTCCGGATGGCCTCCAGCTCGTGCGCCTGCGCTACCAGGGCATTGATGGCGCTGTCGGTGATATCCACCAACCCGGCAGGGAACGCCAACCGATCGCCAGCATAGCGGGCAATGGCCAGCTTGGTTGTGTCTGCTTTGTCCAGCGCAGCGAGGTAGTTGTTGGCCTGGCTTTGTACGCGCTCGGCATCGAGCGTTGTGACATCAAAGTAGGGGTGATCATCCCCGAATATCTTGCCAGTCTTACCGGCGTTTTGCCGAAAGCCTTTATCGGGCTGAAAGTTGGCAATCTTGCCGTTTTCCGGCTCGTCGGTTTGCAACACCTTGCAGCGGCAGCGCCAGCCATTAGGCGGGTAGTGTGTGTCCCAAAATGGCGAATCCACCGGATGCGTGGCGCCATCCAAAAGCACGTGCTTTGGCCTAACGCGGGCGTCGCCTGCGGTGTCGTAGCGAAGATTGGGGTAAATGGCTTTGCGGCGCTGAATCTCCTGCCAGCTCTCCACGGCTTGGCCTACTTGTGTGGCGGTGGTGAGTTCTGCACGCAGATAGGTGACGTTGTGCAGCTTGAGAATGTCGGCTGCGGCTTCCTGGAATTTGGAAAGTGGCAGCTTGTTGCCTTTGGCATCGAGCAGCAACCGGCGCAGCTCCTCGGTGAGCGCCTGCTGCTTGTGCCCGGCAAAGTGTGCCAGGTTGAGCTGCATCTGTTGGAATTTCTCGAATTCCCAAAAGTTGGCGGCGTCGGTAAACTTTCGGCCATAGCCCGCTTCTGCAAACTGGCGCAGGCGCGTGAAGTGTTCGCGCCAAAGCGGTTCGTGCAGGTCGGTGTCGGTGATCACCTGCCGGAATACCTGCATGGCATAATCGTCGAGCACCGTGGCCGGAATGGGCGTGAACTTGGTGGAAAAGTCGGCCAGTGCCACCGTGCCAGCGCAGTCGGGGCAGGTGCAGCCGCTGTTGTGTAAGCCGTAGAGCTTCCTTATATTAAGGAGGCGGCGTGTTCTACGGCTTAGCCCTTTTTTCTGGCAGGCTGTTTTTTGCCTGCTTCGCCTGGCTCTTCCTCTTCGTCGGGATCGGGGTCTTCTTCGTATCCGCCTACCTCGTCGCCTGCTGCCGGCACTGGAATTTTGTATTTTTCATACCAGTATCGGTTTGCAATGGGAACCTTGTCGGCCACCTTGAGGTCAATTTCGAGGCGATCTTTCAGGGCAATGGTTTCCTCGTCCACAAAGGTCCATTTCCCGCCTTCCACTTTGTAGCCAATACGCTGGAGGTATTTCACGAGCATTTCGTTCAGCACGGAAAGGGTAAACTTGCGGTCGCTTTTGTGTCGGGCTGCCTGTGTTTCGCCGTGCGTGACGCTCTGTGCGTATCCGCTACTTTTGGCCTCGGTGGTGGTCATGGTATTGCCAAGGATGCAAATGCTGATTTCCTCGTTGCAGGCTTCGCGCAGGCGGTTGAAGAGCATATCGCCCTGGCCGGTTGGGTTGGCGTTCAGGAACTGCAACTGCGCATCCACCGGCGCCACTACGTAGCCAGCGCTGCCAGCCTGCGCAAGGGCTTGCTCCAGCAGTACGCGGCTTTGCTCGTTGTTGTAGGTGGCCCAGCGGAATGGTGTGCCGAAGGTTTCCGCAAACTCTGCCCAATCTCCAAAACCACCGCGCTTGTAAATGACGTATTGCGATGCCTGCAACAGCCTGCCAAAGTCGTCGGACTTGCCCACTTCAATCACGTTTGGCAGATCGCGGTATAGGATGCCATCCGTGCCCCATTGCTCCTTGGTTACAATGCCAAGCCGAGGCTTGACGTGTTTGCGCGGGATCAGGTTTGTTTTGCCTACACCGCTGCCCGGCGCTCCCCAATCGAGTTCCACCAGGGAGTGGCCCCAGAACTTAGCCTGCATGACTTCGGTGAGGAAGTCCTGAAAGAATGACTTGTCCACCAGGTCATTCACATCTTCAACCGGCTTGCCTTTTTTGTCCACAAACATCAGCGTGGTGTTGGTGATGGCCTCGATGCGCTTTTCTATCGCGTCGGTGAGGTGGCCATCGAGCAGCATATCACTGAACAGGTCGTAGAGCATGACGCGCTGGTCGCTTTCGCCTTCGGCAGCGATGAGAGCGTTGCGCCATTTTTCAATGTCCTGACTTTGGCGGTTGATGGGCCGAACGGTAACCTGGTTGATTATGTTCCCGCCTGCGTTTTTAGTGCCGCGCATCCTGGACTTTGCCGGGTCCATCAGTTGCACCTCCTTTACGAAAACGCGCTTTGCAGCAGCCATCAATTGGGCTGAATCTACGTTTTTGGGCAAAAACTGCATAGCAAGGCCGTAGAGCGCGTTTTTTATCTGAGTGGCAAGATTCATTGTATTCGTATTTAAAATAAAAAGTAAAGGACATTAAAGGTATTTGCGGGGCATTGGTATCAGTAATGGTTGCTGCGCTTAGTGTTGCTGCCGTAAATGATGTGTGTTTGCTCCGTTTCCTCCCTTCGGGGCAGATCGGAGTAGGTCTCTGATTTTTTCATGGCCGTCAGGGTTTTGATGGCGCGGTCGTAGCGCGCCTTTCGGTCGTCCACATCCTGCCCGGCCTGCGAGCGGCCAACAATGAAGTACAGGGCGATGTCGCTGACGAGGTTCACCATCAGGGCGTGGCGACTGCTGCCGGTGGCTCCAAAAATTTCGTCCACGTCGTAGCTGTCGAACAAGTGCGTTCGCGCTTCACTGACGGCGGATGAAATTGCCGCGTTAATGATGGTGTCATCGCCTCGGGTGATTTCTTCGAGTTCATCCTCCAGGATGAGGATGTACAGGTCTGCTTTTTCCAGGAATGCCATTAGTATTTGTTTTTGGCTTTGTTGCGAATGCCGCCTACCTTGATGGTGTACACCATCATTTTATTATCGAGAATCCACTTGGCGCCCTCCACGGCATCGGGGCCGTCCATCGTCTTTGAGTTGGGTGAAACGGATTTGAACTGCGCTTCCAGCCGCTTCATGTGCGGGTTGTCTCTTTCATCCACATTGAGAATGAGCAAGCCCATGCGGTTGGTTGGCTCAAGGTTGCCCTCGATGCGGAAATACTTGTCGGGTTTGTTGCGGTCGTCGCCGTTGACGTTTATGACCGTGCCTTCGGCTTTGCCTTTCTCCATGATGAGCGGCAGGAGTACCTGCTCGTAAAAAGGAGCTTGCAGTGTGTTGTTCTCTATATAGGTGTAGCCCTGCACGTTTTCGGGCAGGGATTTGTTGGCCTGGTAGAGCCAATCCACAAACACGGCATTCTTTACAATGTCCACAAAGGCCGTGAACACATAATACTTAAGGTCTTTTTTGCCGACCATCACCACGGCTTTGCATGAGTTTTGATGCTTACTGCGAAGCGCTGGTTTGTCTTTGTTGCTGGTGGATGGATCGGCATAGATGCAGATCAGGTCCATCGTTTTCAGCGCTGGGCATTTTCCCCATACCATTTCTTTAAATACCTTGCCCTCACTGACGGGGTTGTTGTAGTACTCTTTTTGCTGCGCGCTGTAGGGCAGGATGGAAAGCGCCCGATCAATGTGCTCCTCGGTGTTCTTGCTCGGCCAGCTCGACAGGCCGTTTTTGTCCCGGATGTTTACGATGTCGGCCTTGTCGGCAAACTCGATTGCGCGCATGATGCAGCAATCCTCTGCAATGAGGTTGCCGTTCCAGACAATGAGCGTTGGCTCCGAAATGGACTTGGTAGGAAGTAGGGCCTCTGTACACCACTTCCATTTCTTGTCAATGATGTCACCGTTGAGACATTCCTCGTCGGTGTCGAAGTCGTCAAAGCAAATGATGTCGGGTCTGATCTCCTCGTTTTTGGCTCCACGAGGGCTTTGGCCTGCGCCGATGCTTCGGATAGTGAACCCGTTGTTGCGGGTTGTGAAATCGCCGTCGCCCCAATCGCCGCTACTTGCTTGTGGTCCGTAATCGTTGATGATCCGGCGATTTGATTCCAATTGAATCTTGTAGGGCGTAGTGAGGCGAACGGCGTTATCGTAACTGTTGCTGGCCAGAAACATGTATCGTTTCTTTTTGGTCAGCAGCAGGAATAGGAATTCCATCATAGACCGCGTGGACTTTGCCAGCTCACGCGACCAGGCGCGCACTTCATACCACTCGGCGTTGTTTAAAATACGTTTACTGGACGCAATATGAAACTTGGCCGGTTCCGACTTGTAGTAGTTGGGGAAATAGAACTTAAACCACTCTTCCGGATGCTTTTCCAGATGAGCGATGCGCTTCGCCTTTTCGGCTGGCGTTTCGATGGGGACGGGCGTTT